TCATGGCCTTTAAGGCTGGAGAGAGGGACCAGGAGCCCTGGAGCGGGTTTCATAGCCCGAATTTGATGGTTGTTGTAACTGAGGCGTCAGGTATGCCGGACGAGGTGTTTACAGCGATCGAGGGGATCCTGCAGGCGAATTCAAAACTTGTCTTGTGTTTTAATCCAAACAGATCAAGCGGTGAAGCATATAAGAGTATCACGGCACCGGGATACAAGGCTATTCGGTTAAATTGTCTTGATGCACCGAATGTGAAGGCTAAAAAAACGATTATTCCTGGCCAGGTTGATTATCAGTGGATCAAGAATTTGATATTCGAGAAAAAATGGGCTACGCCGATCAACAAGGCGGATTTTAGGCGAGAAGAAAACGACTTTGAGTTTGAGGGCCAATGTTACCGGCCGAACGATCTTTTTCGTGTTAAGGTTCTGGGCGAGATTCCGAAAGAGAGCGATGATGTACTGATTCCCCTATCCTGGTTGAACGCAGCTGTCGAGCGGTGGAACGATCGTCAGAATGAGATTGCAGATCTCGAAGAAACAGACGAAAAGAGGACCTTCGGTGTTGATATCGCTGGTGAAGGTAGAGATTTCACAGTAATCATTCCCCGTGTTCGTAATATAGTACCGAAAATCGACCGGTACAGCAAACAAGATCACATGATTACAGCTGGTCGGATCAAGGGCCTGCTTGAGCTATACCCTGGGTCTGTTGCTATGATTGACACAATCGGAGAAGGGGCGGGCGTTTTTAGCCGGTGTAAAGAACAAAGTCTAAAAGTACGAAGCGCAAAGTTTTCTAAAAATGCGAAGGGATTAAAAGACTACTCACGGCAACGGACTTTTGCAAATATGCGGGCTTATTGCTATTGGGCTATTAGAGACGCTTTAAATCCGGAATATGACGAGAACCTTGCTCTTCCACCAGATGATGAGCTTATCGAGGAGTTGCACGAAATAAAATGGGAGCTCAGGAGTAACGGTGATATCATAATCGAACCAAAAGATGACATAAAAAAACGGCTTGGCAGGTCTCCCGATAAAGGGGATGGACTGGCTTTGACATATTATCCTAATTATGGCCCTCAAATATTTATTTAAGGTCTGTGTATGGCATTAAAAAATAGAATTAAAAACACAATAAAAGCGATCGGGGCCGGGTGGCGAACTGTTGGAACGGTTATGCCGCCAGGTGATCAGTTTTTGCATTTTATTTCTATCGCCTCTCAAGAGGATAATCAAAAATATATACAGATCAAAAATCCATACCTGGATAACGCCTGGGTCTATTCAGCGACAAGGGTTATGGCTGAAAACCTCGCCCAGGTTCCGTTTATCATTAGCCTGGGTGACGATCCCATACTCAGCACATCGATAAAATATGGATGGATGCGGCGGTTGTTTGACTACGTGTCGCCTTACATGAACAAATATTCCTTGTTAGAGAGCATTCCGACCTGGTTAACGCTTCGGGGCGAGTGCTTCTGGAAACTGATCAGATCGGATTTTAACCGGCAGCCGGCACGAATCCGGGTCCTGATCCCTGAAACGATGGAGGAGGTCGTCGCTGACGGAGAAATTATTGGTTGGGATGAATGGACCGCAAAAGGGAATAAGATACATCATGACCCAGAAGATATTATTCAGTTCAAATATTTTAACCCGTTTAGCAGATTCCGAGGGTTGTCGCCATTAACGGCCGCGCTGCTCGGTCTCAATATTGATTATGCAGCGTCAGCATATAACTACTACTTTTTTAACAATGACGCAACGACAACGGGCCTTTTGTCCGTTGACGAAGATCTCGAACCGAAAGAAGGCGAGGCAATCGCTGCGCGTTGGAATAAAAATCATCAAGGTATCAAAAAGAAGGGACGGATTGCCGTCCTCGGCAGGGGCGCGAAATATCAGCAAATCGCTCTCGCACAGAAAGATATCCAATATCTTGAACAAAAGAAATGGTCCCGGGAAGAAGTTTTCGCTGTCCTGGGCGTTCCGCCAGCTCTCAGTGGGGTCCTCGAACACGCCTCCATTAAGTCAAATATCAAAGAACAGAAAAAGCAATTATACCAGAATAACCTTATTCCAAAAATGCACTTTATCGAGGATGTGCTGAAAACCGAGTTTTTTGAACGCGAGAAATACGGAGAATTGACAGGATGGTTCGATATCGACTCGATCGAGGCGCTCAAAGAGGATTTCAAAGACAAGCTCGATCAGGCAAAAACGCTAAGCGAGCTTGGATATACAGCGAATGAAATTAATGATCGGCTTGAGCTCGGGTTTGATGACAAGGACTGGCGTAATTACTGGTGGATCAATTTTAACATGGTCAAAGCCGGCGAAGAACCGGAACCGATCGCGCCGGACAAACAAGTCGTCGTCGGAGTCCTGGAAAAGGTCCCACAGCCGAATAAACACCTCGTGTGGAAGGCTCTTATCCGGCAGACAGAAAGAATTGAGCAAAAATATGGCATGGAGCTCCGCAACTACTTTTACAAAATGCGCCAGGAGGTTATCGAGAACATATACGCCCAGAAATCTGTTAAAGCGGTGGATCCGAAGATTCTTGAGCTAATGCTTTTCAACGAGGCCGAGTATAACAAGCTGATAGAGGACATGAGCCGACCTTATGTTTCAGATGCCTATGAGGTCGGAGTTGAATCGTTAAAGGATGCCCTGGACTCGACGTTTGACGCGACACATGTCAGGGCGCAGCTCGCATTATCTAAGCGGATAGAGGCGATCACGGAGATCAACGAAACGATCCGCGAACAGCTGTTAACAGATTTTCGGCCGGTCCTCGAGCGAGGGCTTGCGGAAGGGACTGCTTATGAGAACATTGCAGGCGAGCTCGCAGACATCGCTCGGGCAAAGTTTAACAACGCCCATAAACGGGCGAAAACAATCGCCAGGACCGAGATTAACGGCGCCATGAACCAGGCCCGCCAGGATACGATGATCGAAAGCGGGATATCAAAGCAGGAATGGGTTACGAGCCTGGACGCAGCCGTCCGGCCTTCTCATGCAGCGATCGACGGTGAGATCCGCGCTGTTAACGAGCGTTTCGGTAACGGCCTCTTATATCCGCACGATCCGGCTGGGGATGCGACGGAAGTGGTAAATTGCCGGTGTGTTGTAATACCATATATCGAATAATCGGGGGTTTGTGATGGAAATGGAAAAAGCATTATTAAGTTGTGTGATTAAAAAAAATAATGATAACACATACACGTTTATCGGCAGCGACGAAACAATCGATCGGGACGGAGAGGTCATCAAGGTTGACGGATGGCAACTCGCGAACTATAAGAAAAACCCGGTTGTGATGTACGGTCATGATCACTGGTCTCCACCGGTTGGAAAGTCGATTCGGACGTATAAAGAGGACGGTAAACTCAAGTTTAAGGTCCAGTTTGCGAAAGAGGGCGTTTATCCCCTCGCTGATGTAGTCCGGGGTTTAGTAGACGACGATATCCTGAAAAGCGTCTCCGTCGCATATCGGGCAATTGCCAGGGAATATCCAACCGACGAGAACGGAAAAACGAAAAAGGAAAAACCTCGGGTTATCACGACAAAAGCCGAGCTCTATGAGTTATCTATTGTTAACGTCGGCGCGAACCCGGCTGCGCTTCGAGAGGCTATGGTTGCGAAGGGGTATGATGAGAAATCAATCAAGCTCGTAACACTGCCACAGCAAGAACAGGAGAACACAGATAAGACAGAGACGAAAGATGTTGAAATAGTAACTGACACAAGGGAAAGCGATCTCGACGAGATAAAAACCGCTTTAAAAACCCTTTGTGATGATATAAGCGATATAGGAGCAGACCTCGATGGAATCAAGGCCGATATCAAAGATTTGGTATCAAAAAAGGCCATAGTCGAGGGGCAGGGGAAGTATAAGGATTTGTTGGGGGGATCCGAAGAGATCAAACAACCTCCGAAAAAGACGAGTCCATTCAAAGAAGTACAAAAACAAACAATTTTCGGAGGGAAACACAATGCCTAAAAATGTTTTAGAAATGATCAAAGATTTAAACGCGGATTGTACCGTTGAGGATTTTAAAACGGTATTACTCGCCAGAGAAGAAGAAACAAATGCGACACTCGCGAAAAAGGATGCCGAAATCCAGGAACTCAATAAAAAGATTCAGGAAATAATTGAGGCGTCAGTCAAGAAAGAAGGTCTGCAGGAATCAGCCCTGGATCCATCGATTAAAAATACGCGGTTTTTCCGAGCAGCGGCAAAAGGGCGGATCGAAGAGGTCTATAAGTATAACGGTCTCATGGTCCGTAATGACAAGGAGTGGAATGAGTCGAACTGGCAGGTTGCGAATGCAGCGGCTGAGAAGGCTGCTTTGGGGACGGTTCTCCGCGGCGATGCAACAACGGGATCTTATCTCGTGCCGGCGGAATATGAGGGCGAAGTTTTTCGTATCGCCTTGCAGTCCTCACAGATGATGGGGAAAGTGACTTCAATTCCGATGGCTGCCAGGGATATGTATTGGCCTGGCGAAAATGCGACACCGTCATTGACATGGGTAACGGATGAGACCACAGCGAAAACTGAGACAAATCCGACTTTTTCACAGATTCACCTTGAATGCGAGACCTGCGGCCTGGTTGACGGTAACTGATGAATTGCTCGAAGATGCCCTTATCAATCTGGCCGATTTTTTCCGGATGCAGTTTGCGGAAGCCTGGGGACAGGAATTCGACACCCAGGTGCTCAATTCCAACGCATCGCCTTTCACGAGTATACTTTACAACACGAGCTGTAATGCTGTAAACATGGGGGCAGGAAAAACTTCCTTTTCCGATGTCGAGTTTGATGATTTGATCGATATGGAAAACGCGATTTCGACTGCGAAAGGTGAAAATGCACTCATCGGGTCTGTCTGGATAATGCACAGGAAAGTTTTCAACTATCTCAGGAAAAAGAAGGATGACAACGGGAATCCGATTTACCAGAAACCCGGAGAAGGCCAGCCTGGGACCATCTGGGACCGGCCTTACATCATCAGTGATGTAATGCCTTCGACCGACGCTGTTTCAACGCCTTTCCTGATTCTCGGTAATCCAAAATACTGGCTCCACGGCAATAGAGTCGGTATGCAGTTTCAGACCTATAACAACACGATACGGAATGTCGATTATGATCAGATTTTTTACAAGTTCAGGATCCGCCAGGCTTTTGTCGGCGCGGTTCCTGCGGCATTTGCTGTATTGAAAACGCCGGCGAGCTAAGTCGCCATTGATTAAAAAATGAGCGTTCGTTGAACGCAGTTTGACGGGGCCTCCGGGCCCTGAATAATAACCTTTTTGGAGGATTTTAAAATGAGTATGTATGGAGCTTACATTTCAGGTTTTCAAGTAGTTGATTATCATACGGAAACTGCCGGCACGGCGATTCAGGACAATATCCAGGGACAGGACGGAAAACGGCTCGCTCTGATATCGTTTGATTACACAAATGGTGCTACCGCACATACGATGTATTGTATGTTCGCGAGCGGGACAGGGACGAGGATAGCAACGACAGCAGCCGCAGCCGCGGCTCAGGCGGATATTGTTGTCAGTGCCGCACCGAAGGATCCTGCAGGTAATGCTGCTGCGAGTGGTGACATCATCGCTTACCAGGTGACAGGCGGGACATGGGAGTTTAATACCGTCTCCTCAGTTTCGACTCTGACTATCACCCTGACAACCAATATTGCAACAGCCGTCCTTTCGGGTGCAGCTGTAAGGATATTCGGAGTTGTCGGCGACGGTATGGGCCATGTGATCAGCTGCGGAGCGAGTGCAGATACCGTTTACAACGGTACAATAATTGCTGTATCGCCCTATAAGGGTGATCCGGTAGTCATGTACGACGCGAATGCAACGAACGCTGGTAAACTTAACGGCGCTCTCTGGGCTTATATCAACAAGTAAAACCTGTAAAAGAAAAAAAAGGGCGGGTTCGCCCGCCCTAATTAAAAGGAGCCTAATATGGATCTTATAAAAAAAGCGAAAGAAATCAAAACAGAAGCGGACCAGCAGTCATTTTTTGAGGTAGTGGCCCAGGAGATCGAAGATCTTAAGAAAAAGGAAAACAAACCGGCCCAGGATAAAATGATCAAGGAGAGTAAAACGAAATAATGGGATTTAATCCGACTATCGACACGACCAACAACCTGGTTGATATTGATACGGCGAAAGCATTTGTCGGGGCAAAATCCGATAATGCTGATCAGGAATACATTTTAAAGTCATATATCAACAGCGCGAGTGCGTTTTGTAACGATTACACGCATAGGAAACTCAAGGCTCGGAATCTGACAGAATACTATAACGGCGACGGGTCTAATGTGATCTTGCTCGATCAGTATCCCATCAACAGTTTGACCAGTGTGCATGATGACCTGAATAGATCCTATGGATCCGATACGCTCATTGATAGTAGCGACCTGGTTACTATGCCGAATGATATTCCCTATAAAATTATTTATGATGGAGGTTATTTTCTTGCCGGCATTAAAAACATAAAAGTCGTATATAATGCTGGATATGCGACAACTATACCCTACGATTTACAACAGGCATGTCTTGAAGTAATTGCATATTTCTTTAAAAATAGCGAAGAGAGCAGGTTTGGTATTACGAGCAGAACTGTCGGAGATGGAAGTATTACGGTTGAAACGATGCAAATCCCGAAGAGTGCACTACAGATCTTAGATACATACAAAAAACGATGGTAGATATAAGCATAACCTTAGATGACCGAAAGGTCCGGAGAGATTTAAACGGTTTAGCAGACAGTATACTTCCTTTAGCTTTGAGACCAGTTCATATTGCGGCTCAGTGGGTTGCAGGGAGAGTTCAAAAGGATTATTTAAGAGGTCCACGGCCTGAGCATTTGGAAGTTGATACAGGCCGATTACGGGGGTCTATACATTCCATGACAGTGTTAACAAAAAATGGAATCGAGGGCCACGTTGGAACAAACGTCCGTGGACTTCGGGGATTTAACTATCCGAAATATTGGGAGCTTGACGGTTCAGCGCATGGAGGCCCTCGGCCGTTCCTGGCGCCGGCGCGGGATGAAAACTGGTTTAAAATTGCAGCAATATTTAAAAAAGAGTTTAAAGCGAGACTTGAAAAATGGTTGTCCGCGAGAGGATCCTCGACAACATAGAAACGACGTTGAAAGGGATTAAAACGGTAGATGGCTATAATGAAAACGTCGGCTTGGTTACACGCGAAATCTATAACTGGACGAACCTGTCTCCAAGAGATAAACCGGCAGTCATTATCCAGTGGGTCCAGGATGATAAGTCGAATGACATAAATATCGAGGGACAGCATATTTTATCTTTTCTCAGGGTCAGGATTCGGGGTGTTTATTATTCGAAAACGGATCTCGAGGGAAAATTAAATGATTTCCTTGAGGATATCGAAAAAATCATGTCAGCTGATCAGACAAGAGGCGGTTATGCAAATTATACGTCTCCGGACGTTATAAATACATATCAATCTGAAAGTGAATTTAACGTCATTTTCGATTTCGATTTTGTGATTCAATATGTCTATGTGTATGGGAGCCCTTAAAATGTATTTAATAATTTCAAAAGAACCATTCGAAACAAAGGCGCACCGGGTTATTGCCAGGAAGGCCGGCGAAGAGATCCGGATCCCCGCAGAAGATTTCGAAGAGGTAAAAGATAAATGCGAGCTCGTCAAAGACCTTGATGAGAAGCCTAAAAATAAAAAGATACAGGAGGAATAAAAAATGCCATTAGGAATCGGAGCACAAGGACAGGCCGGAATCATAAAAGAGGCTTCCTGGGGCGCAGGCGGAACGGTTAACACTTATCTTGAGCTCGTAAGCGAAAACGTTCGTTCAAACATCGAAATGCTCGAGGCGCCTCACGTATTTGGGTCCCGGAATATTTATAAATATTATCATGGGGCGCATGATATCGGCGGGACCTTTTCGATGGTTGTTAATCCGGATAATATCGGATTATTGCTTTATATGGCTTTGGGAGTCGAAGGAAACCCGGCCCAGGTCGCCGCAACAACAGCATACGATCATGAATTTACGCCGGCCGATATGGATACGGATCTCGGCAGTTTCGCCCTTGAGATCGAACGCGGTATCGATTGTTCAATTTACTCAGGCTGTACGGTGAATAACTTCACTCTATCGGCTTCGAAAGGATCTCTGGTCATGGCCGACTTTGAGATTGTTGGGAAGGCCGAAACGGATGGAGTGAGTGCGCAGTCATTATCCCCGAGCACAAAACTGCCTTACAATTTTCACATGGGATCCGTTGAGATCGCCACGGTCGCAGCTGCGTATGTTAACAGCTTTACTATGACGTACTCGAACAATATCGACGTTGACGGCGGGTTCGTGCTGAACGCGAGCAACAATAGAGCCCACGCCTATAAGACGATTGGATCTCTGACCGGGACGCTTGAGTGCGAATGGACCTCGACAAGCGATGCGCTGCGGGACGCTTACCTGGACAATACTCAAAAACAGATCGAGTTAATAATTACGTCTACGGAAACTATCGAGGCCGGATATTATTACACGCTTTCGATCGATATCCCGAAAGCCCATGTCATGGGAGATCCGCCGGCGATAGGTGGTCGTGACAGGATCCCGTTCTCCGTCGGTTTCGAGGCCGTTTATGATTCAACTAATTTTTTGAAGATTACTCACCGGGATGCCAGGACAACAAAGTGGAGTGCATAAATAAATAAAGAGAGGTAAGCAAACATGGCCGAAAAGTTTAGTTTGAATGATATCAAGCGGGAGGATCATAAAAGGGTTGATATTTCAGAATTCTTAAATCAGGGGGCCGGCACAGTATTTATCGAGGTCCGCCGATACACAACAAAGGAAAAAGCGATCCTTTTAGATCTTTATCGGATCATCGAGAACAACGATCAGAAGAAAAATATCAAAGAGGTAATTGCAGAAGAGGGCGGGGCGATAGAGGAGATGTCGATCCGGTCCGTTTTTTATGGGGTTGACTCAGAGGCAGACGATTTTCCTTTTGCAGAGTGGAGTCCGGATTTCGTGAGGGAGATAAATAAGCGAAACAGCGAATTATATCTATTGCTTAAAAATGAGGTTGAAAGCCTGAATGTCCCTTTAGCCAAAGAGAAATAGAGGAAATATGTCTTGTAACTGATTGGATTACCCGGGGTGTTCCGATCACAGTTTTTCCGGTAGGGAGCATAGAAGCCGGGCAATATCAGAAATGGGCGGGATGGATTAATCTCTTTTTTTACACTCACGATTATCATGTTTTTCCTCGGGCTGGCGGCCTGGACGATCAGGACTGGCTTGTAATGGATATATTCACGATGATCAAAGATCAGTATGGAAAAACGCTTGATTTGATGAATAAGGCGAAACAACATGGCACAAAAGTTTACCAGCGCTGATATAGAAATCGGTGTAAAAAACCGAACACAACAGGGTATTAAATCCACCGAAAAATCGATCGGTGGATTAACGAAACTTGTAAAGGGTTATTTTGCCGAACTCACTGCAGCATCTCTCGCAATCCGTCAGCTTGTTAAGGTTTCAAAAGACCTGGTTTCTGCTTACAACGAACAGCTCACAGCCGAGACAAAATTAATATCCACGTTTAAATCTACCGGTCGTTGGACACAAGAATTACAGAATTCAATGTTTGCGTTCGCCAGCGAAATGCAACGGACAACGGGTATCGCCGACGAGCTCGTAATCGAAGCCGAGGCGATAATGGCGACGTTTACAAAGATCAATACGGATACTTTCCCGGAATCGATCGAGCTTGCCGCCGATATGTCGGCTCTATTCGGTCAAGATCTCAAACAAAGCGTGATACAGCTCGGAACAGCTCTCAATGATCCGATACAGGGAGTCGGGCGGTTACGCCGGATCGGTATATCATTCAGTGAAGAACAAAAGGTCTCGATCGAGCAATTTATTGAGCAAAATGACCTTATGGCGGCGCAGCGGGTTATTCTCGACGAGTTACAGCTTGAGCTCGGGGGAACGGCAAAAGCACTCGGGGAAACGACAGCAGGACAGGCAAGAATCCTTAAGGAAGAATTCAAGGGACTCAAAGAGGAAATGGGTGGATTAATCAATGAACAACTGCCCTTAATGTTAACAATTGGTGAAGGGCTCGCAGATATTCTTTCGAAGGTTCTGGATGTCGTCACAAAAAATAAACAGGCTATAAAAGAATGGAAACAGGGCCTTGCGGGATTGACTCAGGCGGAACTCGAAGATCTGAAAAATGAACTTGAGGCTACAGATACGGTATTATACAGACATTGGAATTATTTGTTAGGAGAGGAAAAACGCCTCCACGCAATTATTGATACACATAAATTGTTAAGCCCAGAACGGCGCCAGGCAAAAGACGATCTCAAAGAAGTATTGAACGCCCAGGACCAGGTTAACATTTCGCTTGAAAAAAATAAAATAAAGTTGGATGAGGTCAATGGACAGCTCAACACCTTAAATAAAAATGAAATAATTTATAGAAAAACACTCGAGGATGAGAAAGAGATATTACCACAAATATCTAAAATCCACGGATTATTTACTTTTGAGCTTATCGAAGAAGAACGAGCCAGACGCCGAGAAATCGCTGCTGCAGAAGAATGGAACAGGTTAACAGAAGAATCTCTTGTCCTGGCAAATGATTTTTACGGCAATTTTGATCATAATTATACGCCGGCTGTT